AGTTAGCTGCTTGGGATAGCGTCTGGCATCGTCAGATATGATTGACCACATCTCAGCCACACCAGTCCACAGCACAATGCAGCCAAACATTGCCACAGGTTTACCATGAACTAGCGCAGTGACTGCGAGTCCGAGCCTAGCTTGCATCTCTAGCATGGTATCCATAGAGACAGCCTTCGCAAATGGCAGCTGATCCTCTGTAATTCTCATGTGATGTAGGTGGCTGGGAACCATTGGTATGTAGCACACCCCAGCCTTTCTAGGTAATCGCTCGTTTAACTCGATTATGTTGATCATTCAAACGGATCAAAGTCTGAATTAGCAATAGTCTGTACCACTATCGTATTTTGTAGGTGTTGCGGCTTGGTTAATCGCTTATGTTCACCACCACCTAGTAGCAAATAACCAAATGCATCACCCACATGGCTATGCTCATTTTTATTTGGCGCATCTCGGAACCGTTCATGCCCTGCGCCCACAGCAATCCGCTTGAAATGGTAGCCACCAGCCAGAGATTTACGCAATAACTTGCACCGAGTGTTGACCATCAGCCCAGCTTTACCCTGAATCAGCCTTTGCATTGGAGCAGCTGCTGCCTCTCTACGCACCTTAAAGTCATTCGATGGCGCTGGTTGTGCGCGCAAACCCAAAGTGCGTAGGTAGTCAAAGCTTGTTACCTCGTAAATTGCATCACGAGCCATACCAGCTGGATCACCCCACAGCAATACTTGGAAGTTTGGGTACTTTGCATTTAATTCTGCAAGCAGTTGCTGACCAAAACGCTCCAAACCCATGTCTTCAGTGACAATTTCATCAAGAATATTCCACCTACCATTGGCTAAACGCTGACCAATGACAGCTGCTGGAGTCAAACCAAAGTCTAACCCTACCTGTATAGCCTGTGTTGGATCTACGTCTACCTCACCCGACATCATGGAGTCATCGTATTCCTGCCAGACTGGCTTACCTTCCTGAACATAGGTGTATTTACCGCCAGCGTAGCAGCGGATCCAGTCTAGATTTTTACCTAGTAGCATTTGCTGGTAGTAGCCGGACGGTAAATTTTTTATATTCTCAGCTTTAGGGTTTAACTTCCACCATTTGCCTGATGCAAAAATATGATCGTTCGCCTCTGGATTATCTGGCAGCTGTGCAGGATCAGCCTCGACTACTCCACCCTCTTGCTTGAAGAACTTCCAAGCAAACTTGCCTGACATCTTTTCTTTTTCTGCTAGTTTAAACCACCAATGATCATCGTCCATCGGATTGGTATCCATCCATATACCGTGCCAAGTAGCCCCACCATCACGCTGAGTAGGATACCGACCAACCCTGTGAGTAAGACCATCAATAACGGCACGAGGTAATTCTCTTGCTTCATTAACCCACGCTCCTGTAAGTTCTAAGGACAGTAGTTTTCTTACGTCCTTTGGTTGATCAAGTGCCAAAAATATGACTTCGCAATCCACACCAGCTGCACCATCTCTAGCTGGCAGCCTGATGTGATGGGTAATCGGTGGAGTCCAAAGCAGGGAACCAAATGTATTCTCAGGGAATAGATCCAGCCACGTTTTAATCGTAGTGGTCTTTAGCATTGGGTAGCTGTTACGTACTATCGCCCAGCGTGAGTAACGGATATTGTCTATAGGGCTGGGTTTTTGCTGGATAGCTTTGATAAATATCTTGGCTGCACAGGCATATGACTTACCGCTGCCGACTGGCCCCATTAAGCCTTGGACGAAATTGTCCGACTGCATGAACTCCCATACCTTTGGCGAGTCCGAAAAGTCTAGATTGATGCCAATGTCTGGCACTGACTTACCGCTGGATTCCTTAGTCTTCATTTAATCGCCACAAAAGCAAGCGATTGCTTCCTCATCTTTATCAAACATATTCATTTGTTCCTTATTAAACTTTATCATTGATGCATATGATGGACGATCAGACCTAAAAACCGCACCACTTTTTTTGTCAACCAATGTTGATACCATGTCTTCCATCTCTGCCCACCAGATTGCTCTTGATGGTTTTTCTTGAATAAGGCTTATTATTTGATGACCACCTTTTAAGTAACAAAGATCGCAATTTCCATGCATGGTTACACCATTCATGTTTGGCAAGCCCAAATCAAAAGAATTATTTCTCCAAAATTCACCTACTATTTGCTTTGTTACACCAGCATCAGCAAGTGGCATTATTCTGCTAAATCCTTCTTCATCAGGTCTATTTCTAATTTTTACTACCCGCCTTTGTTCGTCAGCACGAATACCAACCATTTGCTGCCAGTCATCACCTAATGTTTTTAAGTATTGTGCAAATGGTCTTATCTTTAATAATAAAGTGCAAAACCTAGTAACTGGGTTTGGTAAATAACGTCTACTCTTTATTGCTGCCGCAAATGGCTCACCATTTCTACTAGCAGTATCAAAATCTACTAGCCGCCATCTTTTTTTTGAATCCTCATTCCATTGATATTCTAGCCAATGAATTTTTACGTTCCAGTTGTCTTGGCAGTCCTTAACAAATTGCAAGGTAGCCTCTTCCTCTTTGCCTGTATTAGCAAAACAGACAATAGCTTGATCAGGTAATTTCCCATTATTAGATTGCAATACTCGCCAGAGCATATACGCTGAAGTCCTGCCACCAGAAAAACTAATACAGGTAGGTTCATCAATTATGAATGGATCACTCTTCATCGTTTACATCAATCACTGTTGGAGCCTTAATATTAATGCCAATCACGGATGGTTTATCGCCATTGTCACCACCGTCTAGCAGACTAGGAATTACCTTCTAGATCTGTGCGACTGGTTAGCTTTTTGATGGCATGAAGAGCGTGTTCGGGAATGTCTTTGCTGGCTTTGACCATGACATTACCAGAGGAATCCCATTCCATAATATCTGATAGCTTGGTATTAGCCATTGATAGTAGTGCATATGCGACTGCCTCCCGATTAGCCTCCAGAGTGCCGGATCTCTCCAGCCTTTTCTGGATGAGGCGCACACCACCATAGTTCTTCAATGGTGGTATCTGGTTTGGAAACTTCTCTTTTTCTTTCTTAGTTGCCAAACTGCGACCTCTTCCACAATGCCACCTCTACAGGCTTGGCTCCCAAGGCTTTCAACTCAATACCCAAGTAAGTATTAAAGTTGCTAACACCATAGGCTGGGCTGACATAGACTCGCTCATTGTAATGAGGTAGGTACAGGATACCTCGCAACTCATATGCAATGTAGACATCCGTCTCCATCATTGCCCCAGCTGGCAGACCAGCTTCTGGATCTGGAGTGCGTACTCTTTTCTTGGTAGCCATCAGAATGGGATATCGTCATCTACATGGCTGGCATTACCGTCAGATCTACCTTCAGATCTAGGACGAGCATTGCTCTTACTTTCGTACTGACCATCTTTCTCAGAGACTGCCAGACTAAAGTATTTAGTACCTGCTTTAGATTCCTTTAGCCAAGCAGATAAGCGCATTTCAGTACCAGCAATATTAATAGTGCCAGTGTAATCAGGACTCTTCTCACTCTTCTTTTCTTTCGCTTTGAAAAGTGTGCCACGATTGGTATTGTCATAATCCATTTTATCTCCCTCCAAAACAGCCATTAGTATCTCAAATTCTGCAAACAAGCATATGCATTTTAACTATCGATAATACACTTTCAATAGTCTGTAAATGTATTATGTAAAAGGCATATTGCAATCATTTATAGTTGGTGTACATTACGGTTATGCAGCCATAACCCAGCTGTCCTTGCGGTAGTGCGTGACCAATAGGGATAAACGTAGCGAATGGTTAGGTCTTTCTTCTGTTAGCCCCTCGGATGAGGATAAGCAACCAGATCGGAGCCAGTTTGATCATCTTAGTTTGGCAGACTAAGTAGCTTAGATAAACAAGAACGCACTCTCTTTTTAGAGATCATTCTTCGGGTGTGGTTCCGTTAGCCGCATCTTTACTCTGGATCATACTTATCACTGTGATACCTTTTATATAAAAGATATTCTTTAGCATACCCATCCAAAGATCTCAAAAACCTCTCAAACATCATCCCACCAAAAAAAATACACAAGTTGTAAATAATTAGACTAGTCATGATTTCCTAGGAAAAGTTTTGTGAGTCCCCCCATCGATAGGTGGTGGGGTGGGGGGGGATAATGCCACTTTGATAACACAGCGTTAATTAATTGTTATCGTAACGTACCATAATGATAACGTATTATGCCTGTACAAACTCGAATCGAACAGTTCGTTTTTGTACAGACACACCCAGTACCTAGTCTTTACGTAATGCCAGTGCTACCTGCTTGTAATAACCTAGCCCTGCTGGTGGTTGCTTACCTGTTTGCTTGTGCCATGTGATCGATTCCACTAGCATTTGCTTGAACTGATCCATATCTACCTGATGTGTTGCTAATTCGGCAGCTATTTGCTTATCTTGCTCATTTGGCAAGCGCTCGACTCCGCAGATTGCTTGCGCTGTGCGAGAGAACTCTCGACTATAGTCTTCAGCCTTATATACCTTCTGCACTTGCTCAACCTCCTGCTGTTGTATTTTGCTCTGCTGCTTTGGCTTTGCCATTGGAATGTCCTTTAAGAATGCGCCTATTGGCTGTGGTTGATGATTACGAAATGTCATTACTGGATCCTCTTGGTTGTACTGTTCTACTTCTAAATCGATACCGTTACCTGCTATTGAAACTGCATCCTGTGCGCTGATCTTGGGATCGTAGATGATCCTGTAAGTGATACCTTTGATGCCAACTTTGTAACCTGATACCTTCTCGATGTAACCACAGTCTCTGAGCTTGCCAAGCATTCTCTGGATAGCCTGTGGTGTTACTTTGAACTCCTCGCCAATCCTTTTCTGAGTCACCCAAGTGATTCCAGCCCTGTTAGCAAATGATGACATCATTGCAAGTACAGTACGATTCCTGTCAGTTATCCGTTTGTCAGTCAATGCTCTTAACGGCATGATTGCGTACTGTGTCTTCCTTGGTGGAGTCTTCCTCTTCTTTAAGGCTGGCTTGGGTGGTATCGTAAACTGCGTCATTTAAGCCTGTCTAATTGGCTTTGCAAATGCTTGATGTCTTCCAACATCCTGATGCATTCCATTTTCCACTCATCAGCCATCGATACTGGCTCCTTTAGCCTGATCACAAGCATTGTCAGCGTCTCTGTACACAGGTTTGCATGAGTCATATACTCAGCGTATAGCTTCCAAAGTAAGTCTCTATCTGTCATTTACTGCCCCTATATCGTTTAACCATCTCATCACGCATGGCTTTCCTTGTTGGATAACCTCTTTCCTTCTCTACCATGTCCAAGTACATAAGCTTAGTAACCTTGGGCTTTCTAGCCTTGTCAGGGAACCGCATCACAGTCCTTAACTCGCACTCTGCCCTCCACTCCTCAGAATATGTACACACTTCCTTGCCATTTAATGTGACCACACCCATTGCCTGATGCGCTCTACCGCACAATGGACATGGACTAGGCTGTGCCTGATTCATACTCATAACCCTCACAATATCCAATAGACTCACAATCCCATAGCTTGCACCACAGTCCTTCAGCGTGTGCTACCGAGTGTTGGCAAGTCTGGCAACCCTTCGTGTATTGCACTCCTTGCAGTTCCACCTCCGATTTAAACCTCTGTTGAACAGGATCCATTCTCCTCCCTCCGGCTTTTTCCTTTGCCTACAGCTGCTACACAGCCTGTCTTCAATGAAACCTTCTACCTTTTTGCCAGCTGCCATACGTTCACACCTCTCCCATTACCGCTAGTCCTAGCCTGTTTGCTAGATACCAGCTGACCTCTATTCTCCATGCGCTTACACAGCCTAAACAGTGACTCCATGCTGATCTGCTCACGCAATAGCAAGATCTCCTCGTGCAGCTCTGGTGTAGACAGACTGCCAGCCTCACGCAGTACATGAGCCACAATCAGATCAAAGTTGGATGTCCTTGGCTTACCTACCTTGGTTGGTGTGTCACCACCTATGCCAATGTTGATGACCATCTTGCCAGCAACCCTGATGATCGGTGGATTAACACCCATCAACTGGTCAACCAGATACTTCCATGTCATTCCAGTGCATCTCTCATTAGAGGGATAAAATCGTCTAGCTTCAAGCATACTCTCCATGGCTGTCCGTTCCTCCTGTATGCCAGTATTGGTATTTCTCCAGACTTGCTGCATGATTCCACTTGCTCTGACCATTTATCCACCTGTAACCTTTCTTGTCGTTTAACTTCAATGCGGAACTTCTGAATAGTTATATCGTCAGCTCCATCCCTCGCCTGTCCTAGATTTCTTTTAACTTCAAACCCTAGGTGGTCTTTTAAGATACCTGCCAGCTCTCTCTCGCCAGCCGCACCCTTGTTACGCTTACCTCGTCCGTTCATGCCGCCCCCAGCATCTTGTTTAGCCTGTCCTGTGTGCTGTTGTAGCGCTGCTTGAGACTATGCAGCTGTCCATCCAGAAGCCTTGTAAATAGTACCGCTATGCTTAGATTCATCCTGATAGCTGATAAATCCAATGATGTCTGGATACTTCAATTGAATTAAGTTACGCATTACCTTCAACATCCGACTAGCAGTGTTAGCTGGTGCATCAGAGGCAATTGCAAAACGTCTTAACTCAATCAAACGATCACCATCCTTTATCCTGTTACCTGCCACAGGACTAGTCCAGATAGCAGTCGCATAAAACACACCATCAAACTCAGCGCCAAAGAACATTGCATACTTATTGCGTAGCAAGTTACCCTTCTGAGTACGAGGTAGCATTGAATGCCACAGAGCATTTAATTCCATTGCCTTGTCTACTGATATCTCGCCAATGTGAAGCTGCAATGGTGAGCTGGGAGCAATGGTTTCATCCTGAGACTGAAACAGCGGGTGAACTATGCGTATATCCATGCCTAAACTGCACCCAACATCTTATTCAGCCTGTCATGTGTGCTGTTATAGCGCTGTTTAAGGCTGTCCAGCAACAACTCATCAATGATTGACGCTCTGGATCTGCGCTGCTCACCAGCTGCTCGATCCAACAATGCTCTGGTCTCAGGACGTAGCCTAATTAGCAACGTATTGTACTTATTTTCCATCTACACCTCCTTTTGTATATCGCCACGATATCATAAATGACCTGCGGAACCATAAATTTATTTAAATTATTTTGATTTAGGGTATTGCATATCGCTGCGATATCGCATACATTAACGGAACTGGCACTACAAACCAGTCAATCTACCGAGAAACCAACCACCAAGCAAGGTCAATCAGGCTTGGGTCTAGAGGCTCAACAAGACGCTGTAAAGCAATACGCTGACAGCATCATCCATTCATTCACCGAGATCGAATCAGGCAAGAACGATAGCCGCATCCAGTTGGCAGCAGCTATTGAGTTATGCCGTACCTCTGGCGCATCTTTACTGATCGCCAAGCTTGATCGTCTCAGTCGTGATGCAGCATTCTTAATGACCATCCGCAAGTCTGGTGTAGATATCGTGGCAGCTGATATGCCTAATTGCTCTACCTTGGAATTCGGCATTAAGGCAGTGTTTGCACAGTATGAGCGTGAAGAGTGCAGCAGACGTACTAAAGTAGCTTTGACAGCAGCCAAGGCTCGTGGTGTAAAGCTTGGCACAAAGTCACCAGAGATCAGTTCAGCAGCTGGTGTAGCAGCTCTGCAAGCTAATGCAGATCAGTTCGCACAGAAAGTATTGCCAATCATTCGTGACCTTAAAGCAGCTGGTTACACAAGCTTGCGTCAGATCGCAGCAGCATTGACAGAGCGCCAAGTACAGACAGTTCGTGGCAGCATTAACTGGTCAGCATCACAAGTATCCAACATCATCGCTAGGGAGGCAGCATGAGCAAAGCGGATATAGATTTTTTATTTGATGCTTTAATTGCAGATACCGATGCATTAGAAGATGCAAAGATGACACTAGAAGTTATCAAGAAAACTGCGCCAGATATATATGATGAAATTATTGATAGCTCAATTTTTTTAATTAATAAAGCATTAAATAATTCTGTTATGAGTGTTATAGCAAGAATTCTTAATGATGAGGACTGGTACATAACTAATAAGGAGAGAAAATAATGGATCACAAAGACATAATGGATAACGTCATCATCGCCATCGGCATAGCAGTTTTAGTCGCAGCTGTAGCGGGGTGGCTATGAGATCGGCATGGGATATACCTACAGGTAAGCAGTTAAAGCTAGATATCATGCGCCACCATGAGGAAACCAAGGCTGAGTATCTAGCAGCCGCAAGATCCTTTGCCATCGACTACAGCAGAAAGCATGGCAGCGTTAGCATTAATGAAGTAAGGGAGGCTGTGCCTGTGCCGGATGATATCCATCCAAGTGTACTTGGCGCTGTCTTCAGAGGGCATCAGTGGCAGCCTAATGGCTACACAGTAGCAAAGCATTCGAGCGCTCATGCTCGTACAATCCGCACCTATAAATATCTAGGAGACATAATATGGTGAAGAATATTATTGAAAGATTTAATAAATTTGTACAGCCATTACCATTTAGTGGATGTTGGATCTGGATGGGCAGCATTCATCCAGAAGGATACGGTAGATTTAGAGTTGGTAACACGACTCTAGGGGCGCACAGAGTTTCATATCGTTTACATCGTGGAGATATAGGCAATATGTCTGTATGTCATACCTGTGATGTGCCATCTTGCGTAAATCCAGATCATTTATTTCTTGGTACTAACATAGATAATATAAAAGACAAACAAGATAAAGGAAGAGCAGCAAAAAAATTAACTAAACAATCTGTATTTGCAATGCGTGATGAATTAAAAAACGGAGCCACATTAAATTCAATGGCTGAAAAATATAATGTTAGTCGTGCAATGGTTGTGCGAATCAAACATAACAAAAACTGGATAGGAGAATAACTATGGTTGGAAAAGTCACACCCGATACAATCCTGTCAGCCAGTAGATTACCTGCTGTGATGGGCATGAGTAAGTACCGCAGCCCTAACGATGAATTGCAAGTTAGTCTAGGGGCAATTAATGGGAAAACTCCACCTAATATTTCTAATGAGGCAATGGACTGGGGCAACCAGTTGGAGCCTATGATCTTGGCTGAGACTGCAAAGCGCCTAGAGTTATCCGATCTCCAGCTAATTCATGAAAAGCCATACTTCCACGAGTCCATACCTTTGTGCTGTTCGCTGGATGGTCTAGCCGATGGACGTAGCCAGTTGATCAAGCATGATCCTGATGCAGGTATCTATGTGATGGGAGCGCCAAGCATTGTGCTGGACGGACTCGGAGTGCTGGAGGCAAAGCTAACAGGCAACGCACCAGAGACTGAGCCACCATTGTGGCGAGGAGCAATCCAGCTACAGG